GAAACCATGGTCTTAGCCCACCGCTGTCTGGTTCTTTCAAACTCTTTTATTGCATAATTTAGCTCATCCTGTACAACTTTGCCAAAGCCAATATCACCAATATCGGTAGTTGCAACAGCTAAGTCATGCTTTTGCTTGTCTAAATTATATCGTTGCTGTTCTAATTCATACAGAACGTTTTGCTGATCTATTTCGTTATTAAGAAGCTCTTGTCTGATTTTTTGCCTTTCTTTCTCTTTCTCTGTACTTTTTAATCGTTGCGTTAACAAAGTATTTATTTCTTTGAGTCCAGCTAATCTAGTACTAGCCTCTCTTTCTCTTAACTTTGTAACAGCGGTTAGTCTAGTAATATCTTCCTTAGTAAAAATATTTTGTTTTCTGTGCAGATCTACAATTTTCCCTAGTGGATTAATTGCAACTTCGTATTGCTTTTTATAAATTTCTACGTTAGACTTGCTTTGAGAAATAAGATTATCTAATTGTCTCCTAGATAGAGCTTTTTGGCCATACTTACTCTCTAGTAGGATTTCTTCTTGTTTAGCTTTGTTTAGTTTAGTCTGGTATTCTAGTCTAGCTGCACTTTCTGCGGCATGTCCTTTAGCTAAATCTAAACTAAATTTAGCAGCTTTTACCTCTGCCCGAGCTTTTTGAACCCTAGCCTCTTGTAGTTGCTTTTCTGCATTAAAAATAGCAACAATGTTGTCTGGCTCGGCAGCTTTAATTGCTTGTAGTTTTGATTCGGCTGCTGCAATTTTTGATACCCTAGTTAAGTACTCTTTCTGGTCTTCTAAGTATCCAGCCAATTTACTTTTAGCATCAGATAAAGTTTTTATTCCAAATACATCTTTTAAATTTTTAGGTATATCTACACCAGCTAAAAGCTCAACATTATCACCGACATCTTTTAGACCATCTACAATTTTTTGTAGATTAGAAATGTAACTAGTTAAATAAGTCTGCTTATTTAAAGACGTTCTAGCTTTAGTAAGGCTGTCTTCTAGCGTATTAAGGCTTTCCTGTATAGTATTTACGCCAGTTTTTTGCCTAGTTGTTGCTTCAATATTTTTCTCAACTAACTTATCTATTGCAGGGAAAACTGAAGCAAAAAAATCAGAGAAAGAAATAATGATATTATCTGCTTTCGCTCTTTCTATAGTTTTATTAATAGACTCAATAAATGCTTCTTCGTTAGTAAGTTTAAGTGATACACCTAAAGATACTTCTTTGGCACCAGCTCTAAAAACATCTCCGTATTTTACATTTTCTAAAAGCTGTTCGCCAGTAACATTAGTATTTATTGAGGTAATTTTTTTACCAGTTACTTTCTCTATCGCCCTTTTATACCCAAAAATTTGCTTTAGAGCTTCTTTTTTATCTAACCCACTGAATATTCTTTGCATCCAAGACATTTGTTCAGTGGCTAATACAGCATCTTGGATTTCCTTATACTTACTCCTTATCTTTTCCAAGATAGTAAGCTGATTGTTAAGTAAGGTTATGCTGTTACTTAAAGTTTCCGGTGCCTTAGACCTTTGTTCATCTAAAAGTTTTTGGGCTCTTTGAATGTCTAGAATAGTATCTTTATATTCATCCGTTTTCTCTGTTATCTCAGATAAGTGAGAGTTCCATATGCCAAGAGCATTAGCCATTGGGCCAATAATAGAAGAAACTAAACTAAATGCAATACCCCAACCTACTAATTTACTTAAAATGCCGCCGGCTAAAGATAGAATCCTAGAGAAACCACCTATAAGCTTACCCACAAATTTTGTAGTTTTTGTAACTTCTAGACCTAACTCCTTAGCAATATTAACTGCTGTAGTTTCTCCCAATACTTTAGCTTCCGCAACAGAGGCAGCGTTTGCTGCACTAACAAAAGCTTCAGCCATAATGGCTTTATAAGCAGCTGCTCTACGCTGCCATTCAGTTATTAATTTTCCTGTTATATCCTTTGCACTCTTTAATTGTACTCTTTGAGCCTCTACAGCATCCTTAATTGTTTCTTTTAAAGTACCGGGTATTCCTCCGATGTCGGCTTTTAAGAAGGCAGATTGTAGAATATAAGCTTGTCTTCTACTAACCGTACTGCCTAAAAATTCAAAAGACTGCTTTGACAAGTCTTCAATTTCGAAACTAAGTTTTTCGAAAGCTTTTCTGTAGGTGTCCTTAAAAGAAGTTGCTAATGCATTTATAAGTTCCTGCTTACCAGCCCCCCTCTTAACAGCCTTAGCTAAGGCAGAATTTGGACTAAGATCTTTTAAATTACCAACAATTTTTGGTATTTCTTTCACTAAAGTGCCTGCCGTCCTTTTTACATCTCCATAGGCTAACTCTAGGTCGAGTAGCTTATTATTGTATTTTTCTACAGCAACAACAGCTTTAGTGGCTAAATTTTTGTTAAATTCAACCATCGTTGCTGATAAGTCTCTTAAAGCAGGTAATGCTTTTTTAGCTACAGAAAGTACAATAAGTGAGATTAAAGAGCCCAATGCAAACCCACTTTTAGAAAAACTAGCTGCTAAGCTAGAAAGAGGGCCCGAAATAGTTTCTATAATTTTATTTGTTAGATCAGCCAAAGAGGAACTTAATTGCTCATATGGGTTTATAAGGTTTTCAAGCTTAATTGACTGATATGCTTTTTTACCTCTTTCAATGGCCTGTATAGCAATGGCTTGTTGTCTTTCGAAAGTGGTTAATTCAGAAGCTGCTTTACCATGTGCTGTGGCGTAATCCTCCACAGCCTTGCCTACACGAAGAATAATACCGTACTCGTCGATTAGTTCTGGCTCGGCCTTTACAACAGCCTGTACCATGCGCTGAACTGCTTCTGGGATACTTCTTCCGGTAGCTGCGGCTGCTTTTGTGGCAATTTTCGTTAGTTCTTGTAGTTGTTCTGTTTGCAAACCTCCAGCTAGTGCTAGGTTAGTGGTTTGCATAGCTTCTCGCAGACCTATAGTATTATTTGTTAGTTCTTTTACACTTTTTGCAATATCTAAGAAATTTCTGCCAGTTGCTTCACCCAGTCTTCTGGCAGATTCTTCCATCAATTGAAGGTCTGCATTTCTTTTTAATACTAAGTATGCGGAACTTAAAGCAAAAACATTAGCAGCAACTGTAGCATATACATGTACTAAGCCACCAAGCCCCTGCGCTTGTTTAGCAAATACTTTAGTAGTATTGCTAGTAGCTCCGGCGGTGGCTTTTAGGGCTCTGTCCATTTTTCCGAGCTCTGTACCACTGGCACGTATAGACTTATTTAGTTGCTCTATATCTTTAACTGCTTTAATGTTGCCCTTAGTATCTATTTCGACTGTAAAATGCCTAACTTTAGTACCTGCCACTTATTTAGCTCCTTTTTTAGCGATAAGCTTTTTATTTTCAAGCTCTGTAAATTTAGAAATTATTTTACTCAACATAGGAAGAAATAACGGAATATCTTCTTTATATATTCCATATATTTCGAAAAGATCTACAACCAGTGTTAAATCTTTCCCCTCATAACCTGCTGCCCCATATTTATCGGGTAGCATGTGATAAATATCTATTAAAACTTGGCTTTGAACAGTTAAGTCTTCGTACTCTATAGGTATTTCTTCCTCTATAGGCTCACTACCCAATTCTTCGCACATCTCGAAGTATTCTTTTTTGGTAATACCTAAAAAACTATTTTCTATATAATTATCTAACCGTTTTACTTCGTGACTTAACTGTTCTTGTTGAAGTTTTTTACATCTCTAACAATACTAGAAATCCACTCATCAAACTCTGAACTATTTTTCATAAGTTCGATAGCGTTATCTTCTGTATAAGGTAACTCCTCATCTAAATCGTCAACCTTAGATAGATCTACAGGTAATAACTCCTCTAAATACCGGTACTTAAAGCCAGACCAACTTTTAATTAGATCTGGGACGTATAGCTTCATAAATAGATCGTTGTCTACTTCCTCTACTAATTTTCTAGACATCTTATCAAAGGTGCTAATGGTAGCACGTTCCATGTACTTCTTTAGTGTTTCTCTAGGAATATAGGCCAGCTTAACTTTTAAGCCTTCATATAGTGGATGCTCCACTTCGATGACTTTATCAGTAGTGATTAGGTTTTTTAGTTCCATAATTATTTTTTGTTGTAATAAGCAGGGGCATATGCCCCTGCTTTACTTAATTAATTATTAAGTTGTAGGTGAAACGTATCTAACAACTAGTTCGTCAGAAATATCTAATCCTTCACCTAGTGCAGTAAAGTTAATTTCAGTAGATAGTACGTCTTCTGTTTGAATAGATGGAATAACTAAGTGTGCATGGTTCATGATGAAAGAAACCCGAGGAGTGTTATTAGCTCCACCCATATGCATAGTCATCTCAAATTCGTGAGTAACAGTGCTAGTATCACTTGCTAAATCTGCTAATAGACCAGCAGTATTGTTAGATCCAGTTTTTAAGTATGCTGTAATACTGCCACTAACAGCTCTTGTACCGGTGAAACTACCAATTGGCTTATTAACCTTACCTAACTCTTCTGGTGTTAGGTAAGTTATATTGTTTTCAATTGTTAAACTTCCACCGGTAATAGGAACATTATAAGTTTTGGTACTGCCTGTACCATTAACTGTTGTTCCTTCTGTATATGATGTAGTATTATCGGCCTCCTTAAATCCGGTAAATGTGGCGGTATCTAAAGTTCCAAATAGTGGATTGGTTGTATCATCATCTACATTGATGGAACTTAAAGCACCTGATGTAGATGACGTAATTTTTAAATCGCCGCCGTCAATGTAACAAACCGCGTTAGAAAGTTGATAGTTGATTTCGTTGATAGCATCTTGAACAGTAGATCCGGCTACAGCCTTAGAAGGATCATAGGAATAGTTACCGGAGCTATCAATAGAAATGGTTTGGGCGCTGCCACCATCTACAATAATAGTAGCAACATATGTATTCGTACCATCAAAGTCTACTGCAATCGTTGGATCTAAGCTAGCTCCAAAATTTGCATATACTGCGGCAGATGCAGTGCCAGTTACTTTCTTTATACTAATGCTGCTGAGCTTATTTTTGATAAACTTAGCGTCAGTTCCACCAATATGTACATTTGCAGCAGCAGTATAATCTACACCAGCAGTCCAACCAGAAATATCTATCTCATCTGTTGTGGAACCTTGTCCGTTCCACGTAATTTTTGCAATACTATCAATGCTGAAATCAATTTCTGCACTATTTATTGCGACTTCATTTACCCTATATGTAGTATTATCTACTTGGAAGAATAGATAAAGTTTTAACAGTTCGTGAACATCTGAACCCTTAAATTCTACTTCCATGTAACTGGAGCCCGGCTTAGCATGAGTACCTACCGGCCCAGCACCTACTAAAGCTTCCCATAATACTCTCTCAAGAGCATAATGATTAGTGTTATAATAAGGTCTAACGTAAGTAGGGATACTAACTTCCACAGGATTTAGCGCAGTGTTAAAGATTTTTTGACCCCTAACAGGTGCATCTCCAGCTTCATTTAGTGTAATAGTTTGTGATTCAGCATCCTGACTAAAACTATAATCACTAAGAACTGGAATTTCCCAGGTATTAGCAGCAGTATTTCCTGTCTTAACGGTAGACACATATAGTTTTGTATTACGTGATAAATTTAGTGCCATATAGCTTCTCCATTATAAATCGTATTGAACTTGAATTATTATTTCTCCTGCTCCTAGTGGAGCAAAGAGCCCTTGATCTGTGTCTATAGAAAGAATATTTATTAATTCTATACTTTCCCCTTGGTCATAAACTAAATTATTATTAGCATCTAGAATTGCTTCTATATCTTCAAAAAACTGTTCTAATACATTTTGTGGGTCTTCGTGTTCTACGTATATTCGTATGAAAACTTCTAAAAAGCCCCACTTAAAATTGCTTGGTAAATATTCTCTTGTTTCTGGGCCGGCTACAATAGAAATATAAGGAAAATCATTAATCTCATCAAAAAAGACTAATTTATTGTGAGTATTATTATAAACTTTACTAGAATAGTCTATGCCGTTTAGTTTTTCATTAAACAAGTCTACAAGACTATTAATAATTTTTGTTCTCTTACTCATTGTAATCTAGTTCTAACTTTTACATCTTCTAGTACTTTTCTTTGTACTAGTTCTCTTATTGACTTTCCTATAATTTTTCTTGGATCCCTACCCGGTTTATACAACTTGCCTCCAGGAAGAAAAACATCATAAGGATAACGCATGTATGTATATGTAATGTTTATGGCAGAGTCTCTAGTCCTGGAAAATGATAAAACTCTTGCGGAATGAGCAAATCTGCCGGTTCTATAGTTTAATACATCAGAGTTTTGGCCGGAGCCCATGTTTCTCTTAATTTGATCATGAAGATATAGATTAATATAAGATAATAAGCCTAAACTTGAAGAGATAGTTTTTCCAGTACTCAATTTTGCAGAAGTTGAGTATAATTCTTGTTTGGCGGAAAAACTTCCATCTTTTTTAGTTACATAGCTTTGCTTCTTTAATTTTTTCCCGAAAAAAACATTATCAAAAAGCTGTAGTAGCAAATTAATAAAAGAAGGCGATCCCTCTAAATCAACCAAAGAAGCTTTTAACTCTTGTACTAGCTTTTTTTCATAGTAAGCTAAGCTATTATTTAAATCTTTATCTTGTGGAACTACATAAATAAAGGCTAACCTACCTTTTACATCCTTCCATACTTTTCTAGAGTACCTAACCCTATATTTTGAGTGTATAGTCCTTAAATCTTTTAAGTAAGCTTGACCTAAAGAAGATAACTTAGCCAGAGAACTGTAAGCTAAAGTACTTTCAATAGCTATTTGTGCTACTGTTTTCTTTTCTGACTCATTATCTAAACCAGCCACATGCCCTATATCAAATCTTCTGTATAGCGTGTTGCCTCGTCTTTTTGACCCAAAAGCCGGATGAGACTCCATAGCTCTTGATATATTTTTCAAAATAGTGGACAATCTTTTATAGCTTGGAGCTATAATTATAAAATGTGTAGGAGTACGTTTATAATAAGTTTTCCTAGTTATAAACTTTCCTTCAAGTATTTTTGCCCTTTCTACAGGTTGAGCTGATGGGTAGAGATCCTTAAATATTAAATAAATTTTATTAATAAACTGCTTTGGGTCATCCTTTAATTTAGGTAAATTCCTTTTTAGTACTTCTGGGGAAAATTCTATTGCAGTAGGAAACTTATTTAATTTTCTCCTTGTATTTTTTAAAGCTAAATCAAAGTTTCGTCGCATTCTAGCGACGATAACTTTGTCTATGTTATTTAGACTCATGGTACTCTATAAAATTCAAATACCCGCTTAATATGAGCTGGCAAACTACTTTTCCCCGTTTCCCTAAATCCTAGATTCTCTACACTAATATTTTGCATAGTTTTTCTAGGGGTGTACTCCTCTTGCCTGTAGTATTCTACTAGATCCATTATTGCTATTTTCAAGTCTTCCGGTACTTCGCTATATCCGCCTCGATAGGTAACTTTAACACTTTTGAAGCTAGGATACGCCCCTACAGTAAATGGAAGATTATCTGCTGTTCTAATGGCATCTAGTCTATAATCAATGAAATAGTCTTCATCTTCAGTAATGGCGGAGTACGTTTTTCCGTCTGCGGACACCTCTACAGAAGAAACACCTATAATAGGGAACTCTGGTAAGAATAAAATACCTTCCTCATTACCATCAAAGTATTCAACTTTGTCGGTGTTTACATAATCTACAAAAGTTCTCCCACAATAAGTTTTAGCTAACTGACTAGCTGCACGGAGTAATAAAAATAATTTAGGGTCGTCTTCTTCTTTAGTTATTTTTTTATAAGTTTTAAATTCTTGCAAAGAAACTAATTCTAGTGCCATAATAATCCTATATTATCAAAAGGGAGGTACCCCCGAAGGGGTACCTCAAAATGCCTAACACTAAGTTAAGCTGCCCAAGATAGAAATTATGCTGCCCAATCAAGTACTGCGGTACCTTTACCAGCAATTAAATCAACGAAGCCCATTCTGCGGCTGGCAACAATAATGTTATTTTGGTTTTCTATTCTGTAATCAGTTTCTACTTTAGTCTTTCTTAACTGACCTACAAGGAAGTTAGCGGTGTTAATGCAAGTTACAGCAGCTGCACCAGCACCTTTAGAAGCATACTCCCCAGAAACAATTACAGGAGAACCATTTACACTACCGATCTGACCTTTTAGAATGGTAGCGTTGCTGCCAACTACATCCATTGTACGGAAATCTGGGTCTTCTAGTAGATCAAAGTAAGCTTCGTGAGAAACGATATAGATTAGCTTGCTAGGATCTAAGCCCCAGGCACCTAGTAGTCTGCGTACAGATTGTAGAGAAGCTGCGGTTACTTTGTCACCATTACCAATGGATAATGTAGTAGATGCACCAGCATTAGAAGCGATAGTAGCAATACCATCAAATGGGAAAATATCACCTTCAGGAGTAGCTACACCAGTGTCACCACGTAGTAATGCGCGATCAGCAGCTTTAGCCATACGTCTCATTACAGCGTCTCTGACGATAGGCATTAGAGGAATAATTGCATCCTCTTCTTCCTCAAGACCTAGGTATTCTTTAGCTACTAACTTGTGAGCACTTAGAGTGCGATCAGTTAGTTTGTGGTCTTTTGCTGTACCTGTAGAACTTCCATCTGTAGAACGTAGAGGTGGATAAGTTCTAGCAATGAATTCAGCGTAGGAAGCTTCTGGGTTAATAGGGATATGCATGCTAGCAGTATTCATTTGAATCTTCTTAAATAAAGGCTCTACAACTAGCTCTTCCCTAATATCATTCTCTAGACGAGTAGAGAACTCTTCTTCCCAAGTCTCAGTCATGTTGGTTAGGTGAGGACCCACACCCGCCTTCTCAATTAGCTGAGCACCAAATTTAGTCTCATCGACACGCTTCTTAAGGGCTTTAGCAATAAGTACAGCAGTATCGACGTCTTGAGGATTTAAAGGCTTGCTTGGCTCCTCGAACTTCATTTTAGATTTTTGAAGGGCTTCTAATTCAGTAGCTTTTTCATGTAGATCATGTTGAAGATCCTCTAGCGCTTCTTTTAAAGTCTTCTCTTTTTCCTCGAACTGCTTAGTAATTCTTTCTTCGGCTTGATTTAGCAGCTCTTCTACCATATCTTTACCAATAACAGGCTCAGTCATATTATCTTTCTCCTTTCCTTTCTTTTCTTCTAGTGCAGAATCTAGTTTACTTTTTAATAGGGTTTCTAAAGTATTTAATTTTTCTTCCCAAAGAGCGGTTAAATCAACATTTGTTGTTTCAGCTCCTTGAGCCTCTTTTTTAAATTCCTCTAGTTCTTCCTTCGATAGTGATTTTTTAACACTAAATACAGCGTTTACGTTAGCTGGTACACTTACTACACTAACCTCAAACAACTCCAAGTCTTTAATAACAAAAATATCGGCATCTGGGTTATAATCTGCGTCTTTGACACGAAAACCAACACTGAAAGTTTTTAGAATACCTTCTTTAATCAGTTCGTATACATTACCAGCTGCCTTAAATATTTTTGCTACAACTCTTAAACCATTATCTGTAACAGTTAGGTCAGTAACTGTTCCAATAGGCTTTTCATGATCGTGATATGCTAATACTACAGGATTTGTTTTATAATTATCTAAGCCACCTTTCTCCCAAGCTTCTCTAACAATGACGTCACCTACTCTATCTTTATCAGTCGTATTTGCATAGCCTTCAATTTCAATATAAGGTTTTTCATCGTCATTCGAAACTTTTTTGACTTGAAATCCTGTAGTCAATTCTAATCTTTTACTCATACAATCCCCTCTTATTCTTGTTTCGGTCTACCACCCTGAGATGGGTCCGATGCACTACCCGCTATATTTGCTGGTACTCTAATAGTATCACCACCATCAATGGATGCATACCGTAATTTGTTTCTAGCTTCATTGGGTGTAATAATTCCACCATTAACTAAACTAGAGAAATATGCTGCTTCTTCTTTTAACTCTGGTCTTAGAGCAATAACATCATGTAATACTGGTTTTAAATCATAACCAAAATAAAATTCTAAAGCATTAGTAAACTTCTCTACTAAAGGTAATACTGTATTGTTATAAAACAATTTTAAATTAGGAGCAATATTTGCATTATTACCCGAATCTAATAAAATTGGTGGAATACCTAAAGCTTTTAGTACTGCTTTTTCCTGAGTCTCTACACTTTCTTTAAAGTCTAACTCGCGAAAATCAGTATGACCTAAGTTGTCAATATCCCAATCACCATCTAGGATAGCTGGTCTTTTTCCTCCTCTAGCAGGATTATAATTAGCTATCCACTCCTCTAGTACTCTTTGCTTAATTTTTGAACTTAATATATTAGGAGTTTTTAATACTAAACCAGGAACTGCATTATTTCTAAAGAAGTTTTCCTGATATGATAACATCGATTTTAGTAAATTTATAGCAGGTAAAGCACTTAGTAATCTGCTATCACCTCTATAAATAGAGTTGACTCCATTATCTTTTATGTGAATAATTTCATTAAACTCAAACGGTGTATCATCTGAGTATTTATAACCCTTTATATAAGTTTTATTATCTGTAATTATTTCTATGTTACTAGCGGGTAGGTGGTATAAAAATACACCGTCAAAATATAAAAAAGCATTACCCTCTAAAAGTAAATCTAAACCAACAGCTCTTTTAAAGCTATCAGCATTTTGATAAGGATTTGGTCTAAAACTAATTAACTTCTCTATAGACTTTTTTGTTGGGTTTTTACCTTTTTCTTTAGGTACGTATACACCTACACCTCTAAGCTTACCCTTAACATCAAAACTTATACTTGCAAAAGCATCTACAATTAAGTTGACACCTCTGTTTACAACCTCTACTTCATAATAAGCTCTTTTTACGGTGTAACTAGTTGTGGAGGTTTTTGAATCGCCCTCTTCCATTGCAATGGCGGGTTGTGCTGGATTTAACTTCTCAATTAACCAATCTCTAATTCCCATTTTTCTCTCTTTGAATTTCTACCCAACGTTTTTGCTTTTTGGCCGTACCTAAAGAAGGACTAACCCCATAAATTTTGTGTAACTTATTCATGTGACATTCTTTGCACAGAGTTACAACTTCTTCATATAATTCCTTCTTATGTTCTTCTATAAAACTTTCCCTATATTTGTTTATATCTTCAACACTTTTGATAACTATACCCTTTTTATATTTATTCCATAAAGCAGAAATGCTATAAAAATGGTGTAATTGCAAATTGTCTTTGGACCCACAAATATAGCATTCACTATCTTTAGTATAACTACTTTTTGCCAAATCCCTAATATATTTTACTTCATCTCGTTTTAGCATTAGTTAAAGTTAGGATTTGCAAAAACTGGAACATAACCAAGTAAATTGCCATCCTTATCATAAATTGGTAGAGCATGTGTAGTAATGCCAGCACCAGTATCGAAATCTACAGCAGAAGCAATTGGTTCATTTGTTCCTTGTAAATTTTCTGCAATACTTGCCTTTGAAAAAGTTTCCATTTATTTTAACCCTAAAAATTTAGCCACTGTATGCAGCTTACTTTGAATATCCTTGTACGACTTCTAAATTATTAACTTCAATAACAATAAAATCTTCACTAATATCAGTAATACTCGTCATACAACTGGTACTAACAAACCTAGAGGACACGCCAATAGACTCTGTATAAGAATTCTGTAGTGTGTTTTGCAGTGCTAATATACCTAATTCTAAATTAGCTGATGTTACTGACTGAACAGTATCGTTTATTGATATAGGGCCGGTTAAATCTAAGTTTGCTGAATTGACGCTTTGCGTCGAGTTTGCTATGTTTAGATTATTAAACTCTAAATTAGCAGTAGCAGTAGCCTGGCTAGAATCCTGTAATGTTAAATTATTTGCTGAAGTTAATGTTACAGACTCTGTTGTTGTGCTTTGTGCTGTATTTGCTAAAGCTAGTATAGCTTCTGCAATTAAATCTAAATTAGTTGAAGTGACAGACTGTACAGAGTTATTTAGGGCTGCTGTACTACCTGTTGTTAATGTTAGCGCACTAGAGCTAACAGATTGAGCAGATATTTCTAAGGATAACTGATTCCAGCTAGTTAATTCTAAATTATTTGAAGCAACAGACTGCGCTGTGTTCGCTAAACTTAATGTGGTCGTGTTGATTAACTCTAAATTAGTAGAATTAACTAACTGACTAGAGTTGTCTGTACTTAATAATACTTCAGCAGTGTTGTCTAAATTATTTGAAACAACAGATTGTGCTGTATTCGCTAAACTTAAATTAGATGAAGCAGTTAAATCTAAATTATTTGAAACAACAGATTGTGCTGTATTCGCTAAACTTAAATTAGATGAAGCAGTTAAATCTAAATTATTTGAAACAACAGACTGTGCTGTATTTGCTAAACTTAGATTAGATGAGGCAGTTAAAGCTAAATTATTTGAAACAACAGATTGTGCTGTATTTGCTAAACTTAGATTAGATGAGGCAGTTAAATCTAAAGAAGTAGTAGCAGTAGCCTGACTAGAGTCTGCTAAACTTAAATTAGATGAGGCAGTTAAAGCTAAATTATTTGAAACAACAGATTGTGCTGTATTTGCTAAACTTAAATTAGATGAGGCAGTTAAAGCTAAATTATTTGAAACAACAGATTGTGCTGTATTTGCTAAACTTAAATTAGATGAAGCAGTTAAATCTAAATTATTTGAAACAACAGATTGTGCTGTATTTGCTAAACTTAAATTAGATGGTAAATCTAAATTAGCAGTAGCAGTAGCCTGACTAGAATCTTGTAATGTTAGATTAGATGGTAAATCTAAATTAGCCGTAGTGACGCTTTGCGTCGAATCGGCTATAGTTATAGTTACTCCACCCGCTACATAATAATCCGAACCAATATCCCAGGCACCTGAGGATGGGAATGCTTCCCCATCCATATCTAACATGCCGGGGTAATCAACTGACAGATTAGCTCCTACACCACGTAGAATCGATCCATCGGATAGATGATAATCATCATTGGCTACAAAATCAGATGCAGTTACATCAGTAAGTAGTGGATTAGTTCCTGGTGGAGTATTAACAGAAGCATCCCAAGCAGCGTTGTTTGTTGAAGTGGGGTCTAGTGGTAGTGTTGCTTGATCAGGAA